GGAGGGGCCCATTCGTAAATCCGGCCGGAGCCCCTGAAAAGCTAAAACGGTTAAGGAAATGGCCAAAGATTCTGCGATTAAGCGCGAGATAGCAAAACTAAACAAGATCTTCGCAGAGATCCCCGACGATAAGAAGGAACTGGTCGAGGGCTTGATACAGAATGCGGCCTTTATGCACGTTGAGCTTCAGGATCTCCAGGAAGAGATCAAGAAGAACGGGGCAGTGATCCCGTGTCAGAGCGGGAACGGCTTCGAGACCATCAAGGACAACCCCGCCCAGAAGGCTTACACGACCATGATAGCGAGATATAGCGCGGTCATCGGCCAGCTGGACGGCTTCCTGCCGACCACGAAGGCAAAGGAGGTCAGCAAGGCGGGCGACCTGCTCAAGGCGTTCATCGCTGCGGGGAAGCCGGAATGAACTGGGTCAAGGAGTACTGGTCAAAGATCGACTCCGGCGAGATCCCAGTCTGCACTGAAACGAGAAATATTTATAAGCGCATGGTCGAGGAGATGGATGATGAGTTCATCCCCTTTTACTTTTCCGAAGGGAAGGGCGAACACGCCATCAAGTTCATCGAGACCTTCTGCCGGCACTACGAAGGTGAGAAGGCTGGGCAGGTCGTTCAGCTGGAGCTATGGCAAAAGGCATTCGTTCAGAACATCTTCGGATGGATCGAGAAGGCCACCGGCTTCCGGCGGTTCAGGGAGTACGCGCTCGAGGTCCCCAGAAAGCACGGCAAGAGTTTCCTCTCCGGATGCATTGCGACGTATATGCTTGTCGCCGACGGCGAGCCCGGCGCCCAGTGCTACTCCGCCGCCAACAAGCTCGACCAGGCAAAGATCGTCTACAACGTGACCAAGGCCATTGTGGAACAGTCGCCGGAGCTGGCTGCTCTGGTGAGATCCACGAGAGAAGGCCTGTCATTCGGGATGACCCGAAGCATCATGAAGCCGCTGCCGAACGAGTCGAAGAGCCTCGACGGGTTGAACATACACTTCGCCTGCATCGATGAGATCCATGAAAGCCGTGACCGTAACCTGTACGATGTTCTGAAGCAGGGCTGCAAGGCCAGACGCCAGCCGCTGATCGGTTGCATCACGACCTCGGGCTTCTTCCGGGAGGGCCTATACGACAGCCTTCACGAGTATTGGACAGGCGTCGCCAACGGGACGATCAAGGACGACAGGATCTTCCCGGTGATCTATAAGCTTGAGCGGGAAGAAGACTGGACCGATGAGACCAAATGGATCGTTGCAAATCCGGGACTCGGGACCATCAAGAGCTTCCAGCAGCTCAAGGACGATGTCGAGAGGGCGAAGAACGACGAGAGCTACAGGCCGACGCTTCTGGTCAAGGACTTCAACATAAAGCAGAACCCGGTCAGCACATGGCTGCCGTACAGCTCTATCGTGAACGAGACCGTCGTGGATCCGAGCTATCTCGACAAAAGCTATGCCATCGGCGGCTGCGATTTGAGCGCCACGGTCGACCTGACCTGTGCCACGCTCCTGATCCGGAAGCCCAACGACGACAACGTCTATGTGCTTCAGCAGTATTTCCTGCCCCAGAGCAAGATCGACAAGCTCGAGGCCATGACCACTCAGGAGGCGCCTTATAAGATCTGGGCAGAGAACGGCTGGGTCACGATATGCGAAGGCGCACAGGTCAATTATTCGGACGTGACTCAATGGTTCGTGAGGATGGTCCGGGAACATAACATCCGACCGCTCTGGATCTGCTACGACCGGGCGCTTGCCGGCTACTGGGTCGAAGAGATGGAGAACTACGGCTTCGAGATGGAGAAGACCGCGCAGGGACCCTTCACCTGGTCACAACCGATGAAAGAGATGGGCGCCGCTTTCGAGCTGCACCATGTGATATATCAAAACAACCCTGTCCTTCGGTGGTGCCTCTCAAACACCGCAAAGAAGGCACTCAACAAAGACGGCATCGAGACGATCCAGCCGGTCAAGATACAGCAGCACCGCCGCATCGACGGAATGGTGAGTCTTCTGAACGCCTGGGTCGGCTACGTCAAGCACTATGACGAGTATATGCCATACGTGAGGTAACAATGGGACTTTTTCAAAAGCTATTTGGTAAGACGAAGCTCTACCAGAACTATCAGAGGTTCAAGGAACTGGGCGGCTTCATGGCCATCTTCAGACCGTTCGGGACGCAGATCTATAAGTCGGACCTCGTCCGAGCCTGCATCAGGCCGCTGGCCGAGCAGACCTCGAAGGCGAACCCGCACAGTTCGGACAAGCGCATCGAGAAGCTGCTGACCTACTCGCCGAACCCGTTCATGAACGGCAAGGACTTCCTGGCGAAGTGCCGGAACCTGCTCGAGGTGAAGAATACCCTGTTCATCTACATTGCAAGGGATGACCGGGGCAGAGCGACGGGCTTTTATCCTGTCCCGTTTTCGACCTATGAAGCAGTCGAGTATCAGAACGGCCTGTTTATCCGGTTCACCTTCCAGAGCGACGAGCTGCGTGAGCTGATAGTTCCCTGGGCAGATCTCGCCGTCGCCAGGAAGGACTATCTCTTCCACGACATCGGAGGCGAAGACAACAGCGCGATCCTGCCGACGCTCGACCTTATAAGCACGACCAGCCAGGGCGTTGCCAATGCGGTCAAAGCGACGGCCAACCTCCGCGGCATCCTGAAGAATACGAAGACGATGCTTGACTCGGAAGATGTCAAGGCCAGCCGCGACAGGTTCGTACAGGACTACATGAGCCTTGAGAACAGCGGCGGCATCGCAGCTCTGGATCCGACGATGGAGTTCATCCCGATCACGATGAACCCGGCGATCACGACCTTCGAGCAGATGCGGGAGTTCCGGGAGAACGTATACCGCTACTTCGGAGTCTCAGAGGAGATTATCCAGAGCAAGGCTGACGAGCAGGTCATGGAGGCTTTTTATCAGCACCGGATCGAGCCGTTCCTGGTCGCCCTTTCTCTGGAGCTCACCCGCAAGGTCTTCACTGAGCGCGAGCTGGGCTTCGGGGCGTTCATCGAGTTCAACAGCGACAGGCTCCAGTTCGCATCTAGCAAGACAAAGCTGGCGCTGGTCTCTATGGTCGACCGCGGCGCTATGACTCCGAATGAGTGGCGCGCGGTCTTCAATCTTCCGCCGGTGGAAGGCGGAGACATGCCTATAAGGCGCCTTGATACCGCCGAGGTCGAAGGAAAGCCTTCAGGCGATGATTCACAGGAGGAAACAGATGATCAGAAATGACCGGGAATACCGCAACTTCACCATAGAGCGCAGGGAGCAGGCCGAAGACGCCGAGCCGGACTTCAAGGTCCGCGGCTACGCTTCGACCTTTGAACCGTACACGCTTTACGATGACGGCGAGACGAAGATCTTCGAGCAGATAGACGAACACGCATTCGATGACGCGGACATGACCGACGTCATTTTTCTTTACAACCATACCGGCATGGTCTACGCCAGGCAGAAGAACGGGACGCTGTCCCTGTCCACTGACACGCACGGCCTCTTCACCGAGGCGGACCTGTCGAGCACCTCTTCGAGCCGTGAGCTGTACGAGGCGATCCGGAGCGGCCTCATCGACCAGATGAGCTTCGCCTTCACCGTCGCCGATGACGACTACGACAAGAAGACCCACACCAGGACAATACACCGTATCGCGAAGGTGTATGACGTCTCCGCGGTGAGCATTCCTGCGAACCCCGGAACCGATATAGCAGCAGTGTCTGCCCGAGACTACGCCAACGGAGTGATTGACGCAGAACGAGCGGAGCGACTCGCAAAGGAAAAGGCACTGGAGCTTGCAAAAGCTAAATACAAGTTCATGGAGGTCAATAATGACTGACGAAAAGAGAATGGCCTTCAGCTCCGAGCTGTCCGAGATGGACATGGCCGCAGTCGATGAAAGGCTCGCATCTCTTGACGAAGAGGTGAGAAGCGCGACTGAGGTCGAGGCTGTTGAGGAGATGACCGAGCAGAAGAAGATGCTGCTTGAAAGAAAGAGAGAGCTCGAAGACCTCGAAAAGAGAACTGCTGCCGCCTCCGAGATCGAGGCCGGCGCAGAGACCACTGTTATCGAACAGAGAAAGGACACCGCAATGGAGAGAACCTTTGCACCCGATACCGTAGAGTACAGAGACGCGTACCTCAAGGCCCTCATGGGCAAGCCTATGGACGCCGAAGAGAGAGCCGCACTCGCCTCTGCCGCTTCCGTGATCCCCACCGAGACCCTCAACAAGGTCTACGGCAAACTGGAGGAGAACCCCCTCATCGCTGAGCTCGACGCTCTGCACATCCCCGGCTACGTAGCCGTCCCGAAGGCCACCACCGTCAACGACGCTGCCTGGACCGCTATGGCTAACGCCGCCACCGACTCCTCTGATGTAGTCGGAACCGTTGCTCTGACCGCGAAGAAGCTGATCAAGACTATCGAGATCACTGCCGACATCCAGGCCATGAGCATCCCCGCCTTCCAGACCTGGCTGGTCAATAAGCTGGCCCAGAAGATGGAGGCTTCCATCGTTGCCGCAGTCGTCAACGGCGCCGGCAGCTCCACCGTTCCTCAGGGCATCGGCCAGGGCGGCATCACTGCCTCCACCGCGCTGAGCACCCCGACCATCGCAGACTTCGCGGCCTTCATGGGCGGCGTAAAGAGCGCCTATCATAAGGACGCCGTCTGGATCATGAGCTCCGCCACCTTCTTCGGCAAGGTCGTCGGACTCGCCAATGACGTCAACGGCGGCGTGGTCATGAACGGCCTGGACTACAGACTCCTCGGCCACAAGGTCATCCTGGCGGACGCCTGCGACAACTGCAAGTTCAAGAGCGGCTCCACCGCTGAGGCAGCCGACGCCAACCACGTGATCTTCGGATCCCTCAAGGAAGGCTACGTCTTCAACTATGGCGAGGGCATCGCGGTCGAAGCTGACCAGAGCGTCGCCTTCAGATCCGGCTCCACCGTCTACAGAGCTATGGCTCTCTGCGACGGCGCTGTCGTGGATCCCGAGGCCTTTGCCTGGGCCACCATCGCTTAATCGGTTCATCGCGAGGGGCGGGCGTAACAACTCGCCCCTTTTTCGGAGGATAACATGGCTTTTATAGACGACGTAAAACAGAGACTGAGGATCTCTCATAACAAGCTGGACAGCGACCTGACCGCTGTGGTCTCAGCTGCCCGCGCCGAGCTGATCAGAGTCGGAGTGGATGCGACGCTGGCCGCCTCCGAGAGCGATCCGCTGATAGTCGAGGCGGTAAAGACTTACTGCCAGTATGGCTTCACTGATGACGAAAAGGCCCGCGAGGGCTACTGGAACTCCTGGGTGACGCAGGTCGACGGCCTGCGGAAGTCCATGGGGTACATGAGGAACAACGATGCAGAATGACGTGATAAAACTGGTCTCGAAAAGAATTACATTCAACGAGTACGGGTATCAGGTCGTCGCATCTACCGAAAGGGAAGTCTTCGCGGAAGTGAAATCGGTGGGCATGCGCGAAAAGTATGAAGCGCTGCAGGCCGGTCTGAACCCGGAACTGACGTTCGTCCTGGCTGACTACTACGATTACGATCTTGAAGACGAGATCATCTACGAGAATGAGACCTACAGGGTGCTCAGAACTTATAGAAGCGGTCAGACGCTTGAGATCGTAGTCACGAGAGACAGGTCGACCGCGGAGGTGAGCTGATGTCAGTCCCATCCGTAGTGAAATTCACCAAGAATGGGGTCGAATACACCAGCAGCGTCGATAGGGCGAATTACTACATCTACGAGCTGACGAGAGCCGCCCTGAAAGACGTCGGCAAATACATCTGCCGCCAAACACGCAAGAAGATTCACAGCAGGACTCGGCGCCTTGCCCGCAACACCCAGTACTGGGTCCGTAAGAAAGAATGTGATCTGCTTGTAGGCTTCAAAACGGCGGGATGGTACGGCGGATATCAGGAGCTCGGGACCCAGAAGACCCCAAAGGTTGGAGCTCTTCGGGAAACCGTGTCAGAGGAAATAGACCAGATCAGGGAGATCGAAGCGCAGTATCTTTCAGCGATCGAAGATGAGCAGAAAGCTTTGAGCATGATCAACGAAGATGAGGAGGTCGGAGAAGGTGAAAACGAATAGCAAAGAGCTTCACAAGGCTCTTACGGCGATTCTGAAGGCACGTGTCTCCACTGTCGCGTATGAGAACATCCCGAAGCCGGTCACATATCCATACGTAGTATTCAGCACTCGCCTTATAGGCACATCCAGCGGCCAGCAGCGCTTTCAGCTGGAGATTGACGTCGCCTCCCGAGATATTGAGACGTCCGAAGACCTCGCGGATCTGATCCAGGAGGACCTCGATTACAGAACGTTCTCAAATGACAAGATCTTTTTCCACGCCTACCGTAGTTCGCGCTATCCGGTAGTCGAGGAAGACAAGGGTATCGAGCGCCGCCACATGACGTTCGACCTATATTTTTACACAAAGGAGTAAAAACTAATGGTAAGAGGACTTTCTACCACGACCCCGGACAACCTGCTCCTCGGAGCGGGTGCGTTCTACAAGAACTGGGTGGTCGACACTGACACCCCCGCGACGGCGGCCTCCAAGCTCCTTGGGGCTACTGACGGCGGCGGTTCGTTCTCTGCGACTCCTGCAGTAAGGCAGGTATCTGTCGACGGCGCTCCCGGTCCTGTAAAGGGCCTTGAGGTCATCGATGGATGGACCGCTACCCTGACCGCAAACGTCAAGGAGGTCACTGCGGCCAACCTTCAGCTGGCGCTGGCTCGCTTCGATTCAGCGACCGTTACTGACGGGACCAAGATCACTACCGGCCACGACCTCGAAGACACTGACTACGCCACCAACATCGCATGGGTCGGCAGTGTCTCCGGCAAGACCAAGCCGGTCGTCATTATCCTGAAGAATGCACTGAGCCTTAACGGTATCAGCATCAACTTCACGGACAAAAACGAGGCTGTTGTGCCTCTCACAATCACCGCTCACTACGATCTGGCAGACCTCGAGACTCCGCCCTTCGAGATCATCTATCCGACCGCTTAATGAGAGCCCTTGAGTTCGCCGACCTTTACAAAGCCCAGAGAGTACTCCGGGCCGCTCACTTCTCTGACGAGATCCGTCCGATGCTGATCATGGCAGCGGAGAACGCCAGCGATCTGAGCAAGGTCGGCTTCGAGGCTATTTTTAAGGTGCTCGACCTGTTGGCGGAGAACGAGGCCGAAGCGCTGATGTACAAGTTCCTTGCCGGACCTTTTGAAATGGATCCGGAAGCAGTGTCTCATCTGGGGCTGTCCGAACTGCGGGAAAAGGTGGACTGGTTGATCCACGAGGAGAGTACCCTCCCTTTTTTCAGATCGCTTTTGGATGGTCTTTCCCGGAACTGATAGCGCTGCTGGATAACAAATTTGAGATCGCAAAAAACATGGAGCTCGAGGATGTTCTGGAGCTTCTCCGGCTCCTCGAGCAAAAGCAACGTGAAGAGCGCTTATATCTCAGATGGGTCATAGGCCCGCAGTTTGAGGTCAGCTTCGATGATTTCAAACGCCAGCTCGAACCGGTCAGATTCAGGTCTGACGAAGAGATCATGGCGGAAGTCTACGCTCTTTGGGGAGAAACAGCACCATGATGGAAATATTCAGCCTCGTTGGCAAGGTCTTAGTTGACTCCAACGACGCACAGAACAGCATACAAAAGACCGAAGAGAAAGCAGAAGGCCTCGGCTCCAAGCTTCAAAAGGGCATCGGCACAGCGGCGAAATGGGCGGCAGGGATAACCGGAGCGGCTGTCGCTGTAGGCGGCGCAATGGTCGCCGCGGCGAAGGACACCGCCGCCGAGATGGACGCTATCGACAAGGGCGCCCAGAGAATGAAAATCGCGACCGACACCTATCAGGAGCTCTCGTATGCAGCAGGCCTTTCCGGAGTGAGCATGGATACGCTTGAAAAGGCTGCGAAGAAGCTCGAGGGGACGGACCTGAACATGGACGCGGCATTGGAACAGATCTACGCACTTGGCACCGCCGAGGAGAGATCCGCGAAGGCTGCCGAGCTCTTCGGGGATACGGTCGCCTATCAGATGACGCCTCTGCTCAACGCATCAGCTGAAGACATGGCCGGCATGAAGAAGGAAGCCCATGACCTCGGTCTTGTTATGAGCGAGGAGGCTGTGCAGAACGGCGCGGCTATGGGCGACATGTTCTCCAAAGTCGAAAGCTCGATCGCTCAGCTCAAAAACGGACTGATCTCCGAGTTCATGCCTTACGTCATGGAGATCCTCCAGTGGGTCATCGACAATATCCCGATGATCAAGGACACGGTCGGATCGGTCATGGACGCGATCATACCTATCGTCAAGCCTGTTCTTGATGGGGTGATGGCGTTCCTGCCGCCAATGCTTAAGAAGATCAAGGAGTTCATAGACTGGATCCTGCCGTACATCACACCGATCATTGACGGAGTGGTAGCTTTCATCCAGGGCATCTTCAGCCTGATGAACGGCGACACCGAGGGCTTTATTAACGGCATCACCACGCTGCTGACCAACCTCGGGACCAGCCTGTTCGGCATCGGCAAGGACATCATCACCAGCCTCTGGGACGGTATCAAGAACATTTGGAGCAGAGTGACCGAGTGGTTCACCGAGAAGATTCAGTGGATCAAAGACAAGTTCCAGGGTATCAAGGACAGCGTGTCCGGGTGGTTCGGCCTCGGAAACAGATCCGGCGGAAGCCACGCCGCGGGGCTCAACTACGTACCCTATGACGGTTACCAGGCGACGCTCCACAGAGGCGAGACCGTCCTGAACGCACACGACACCCAGTCTATGGTCCAGGACATCGCCGGAGCTATAAAGGACGCTCTGGCAGGCGCCAGCGGCCCCAGCGCTCCCATCGAGCTCACGCTCAACATCGACGGCAGGCAGTTCGCACAGGCGACCTATGATGCGACCCAGCGCGAAGCCAACAGGCGCGGCCGCAGTCTTGTGGGGGTGTATTGATGTATATCCAGATAAACGGCGTCGACTTTTCGGCGCTCACAACTAAGTATGGCTATGTGCAGACCCCAAACAAGCGGCAGGGTCCAAACTATGGGGTCGACGGTCTGGGCAATCCCATCGATGACCTTCTCGGAACCTCATATGACGTGGTCTGGAACATCATGCCGGCGACCGCTTCGACGGTCAAGGTCTTCGCTGACATCGCAAAACAGGCGACCGTCATCGTCAGGTACTTCAGTGCGGCAGACAACAGGATCATCACGGTCAATGCGAGGCCATCGCTGTCCGCGATCCCGCTGGCACTCAAAAGCCCGACCAAAGAGATCTATTACGGCATGACTCTCACTCTGGAGGCGCTTCTGTAATGGCGTTCAACACGGTAAAACTTCATTCCACTCTCGGGGAGTTTGTCTTCACCGACATCGATTTTGTCCAGGGAACCGTTCAAGATGTCATGGCGAACTCGCTCATCGGCGTCGACCTCTCCATCGATGAGGCCACTTTTACTATCAGGAGCCGCAAGGGCAGTCCCACGGAATGGTTCTATGACGAGAACGACGAACAGATCTTCGACGAAAATGACGAGCCGATAGAGGTGAACGTCATGTCCTACGCAGCTGTCGATTTCTCTCAAATGACGCCGTACAAGGACGAGATCGAGATCTGGCACGGGAACAAGCTCGAGGGTCGCTACTATGTGGCGAGCGCGAAGCGAATCGGTAGCCAGGGCGGCTGGGAGGTCGTCGGAATCTCTGCTATGGGTCTGATCGACCGTCAGGAACACCTCGGAGGCGTTTACGCCGCGATGCCGGCGGGCGATATAATCGCCGAGATCATGGGGACTATCCCTTACAGCATCGAGGCGGCCGTGGCATCGACCCCGGTGTATGGATGGCTGCCTTATTCCAAGAGCGCCAGGGACAACCTGCGCGATGTCCTTTTTGCCTGCGGAGCCTCCTTGATCAAGGACGCCAACGGCAGGGCGAGCTTCGTCTTTCTGCAGCCGTCAACGGCAATAGTCAAGGGTGTCCATGATGTCTATATGGGCAGCAGCCGTGACACGCTGGCGCCTGTAACTCAGGTCAGCCTCACCGAGCACACTTTCTTCACATCGGCAAACGTGACGGCGGACATCCTGTATGAAGACCTGACGAACGTGGTGACGAACTACCGCATCGTCTTCAGCAAGCCTTATCACAGTCTCGTAGCAACAGGCCTGACTATCGTCGACAGCGGCGAAAACTGGGCGGAGATCTCCGGGACGGGAACGCTCACAGGTAAAGCCTATGTGCACGTTGAACGGATAAAGAGCAGGAGCACCGGAGTGGTTGGTGAACCGTCAGAGATGGCGGTCACCGGAGCCACGTTGGTCTCGCAGATTAATTCTGAAACCGTACTCGAGCGGCTGGTCGATTACTACGTCCAGAAAGAAGAGATCTCGGCAGAAGTCCTAACAGATGCTTTGCCGGGGTCGATGCTCAGGATCCCCGACCCCAACAACTTCAGCAAGACCGTGACGGGTTACATCAAAGAAGCCTCCCGGACTTATAGCGCGACCGTTAAGAGCGCACTGAAGCTAACGCAGGGATGGACGCCGAAGAGCTTCGGCAACACCTACGACAGCTATTTGATCGTTCAGAGGTCGGACCTGTCGGGTGGCACATGGACCGTCCCGACGGAGCTGAGAGGCAAGGCCGCTCTTGCTGTTCTTTTCTCCGGAGCGCAGGGCGGTTATGGAGGCTATGATGGGGGAGCAGGCGAACGGAGCGTCCCGCTTGAACCTGACCATCCGGAATGGTACAACCGCGGGTTCACCGGTGGCGCTGGTGGCGCTGGCGGAGCTGGGGCACAAGGTGGCGGCGGCGGGAGATACCTGTCGGTTAATCTGGCATCTCTTGCATCCAGCTATGCAGCATCGATTGGCGCAGGTGGAGCAGGTGGCACACATAACGGCGAAGCCGGCCTTGTTGGCGGCGACACAACCCTGGGAAGCTACACAACGGCAGACGGCAGTCTCCTGGATGGTTTTACGTATGTCAACCTGATAGATCAGACCGAATATGGACAGCCCGGAGGCAATGGAACCGCGGGCAAAGACGGCGGAAGAGCTGGTGACTTCCCGCGCTTCGGAACCCCTCAGGACGGCCAGGCTGGTGAAAGCTATAGCGCCACATGGACCGGCGGTGCTGGTGGGTCTGCGTTGAATGTTGAAACCACATATGGCCGTGCGTACAGTTCTGGATCAGGTGGCGGCGGCGGTGCATATGGACGTTCCGGTGGAGACGCTTATCTAAGCGAAAATGAGCGCTGGACTGAAGCAGGCCCCGGCGCAAACGCAGTCGCACCTTCGCAGGCAGAGTTCTACCGTGGCGGAGATGGAGGCCACGGCGGCGGAGGCGGCGGCGGTGGCGGCTATGAGCTGCACAGACAAGGCAGTTACTACACTTGGGAACAGGTCGCTGGCGGTGCCGGCGGTCTCGGGTCACCCGGCGGCCAAGGCGCAGACGGCTTTATCCTGGTCTATTACAAAGCATAGGAGTGGTCATGACTTTCACAGTTGATAATCAGAAATACGTTTGCGACAAGGTCGAAGAGACCGGCGGGCGTTATTACGTCTGGCAGGGCGGGGCGATCATCATGTCGCTTGCAAATATCGCTCCGGATTTGATCGAGACCGAAGGCGGCGAGGTCGAGCATGTGCCTACACCATTGGAGAAGGCACGGGCGGATCTGGCTGAAAAGACCGAAGAACTTCAGGCAAAGGCCGTAGAGCTTCAGGAGCTGGGTAGAGAGTATATCGAGGTACTTGCAGACGATGAGGCCAAAAGAGCAAGGCTTGAACGTATCGATGGGCTTATTAAGGGCCTTGGCGAAAGCCTAAGCCTTTCGAAGCTCATACAGTTTGTGAAAGACCTTAAAGTAATTATAGCGGAGGCAGGCAATGGCGAAGATCAATTATAGTGCGGCAGAACTGGACCAGCATCTTGATACGGCGGTATATGACGGGGATGCCGTGGTCGGTATGAAGCTTCCTGCCCTTACGGTCGTGTCAGGCGAATTCCGGAACCGCAGAGACATAACTGCGGCAGGGTGGTACAGGATCGCGACGGTCAAAAGGGGCATTACGTCCCCGTCCCTCGTCCATTTGTGCCTCAGCGGATTATACAACTCGCAGGTGCCGACAACTGCGGACCTGACCATATTTATTGGGAGGAATACAAGTTCGACAGTTATCGCTACTTGGAAAGCGAACAACGTCAAAGCTGCAGGCCGTAGCGTGAGCAAGGTGCGCTATTGCTCGAACGGGTCAAACCTGAACAGCTTGCCCTCATACATAGACATTTACATCCCGAGGGCGATGACAGCATCATCTGGTCAGGGTTACTTTTATACGGTCGAGGGGGCCGGCATCGATATGGATATCGAACTAACGCCTCCGACGCTTGTGTCTGCTGACCCTGCAGTGACCAGCGAATACACGCTGGCAAATACTACGGAGTAAGCCATGAACCAGATAATCATCGCCATCATCGGCTCCGGAGCGCTGACGGCGCTCATCACAAATCTTTTCACAATGATAAAGGACCGAAAGGACAAGTCCCACGGCATCGCCGAGGGCGTCCAGCTTTTGCTCTACGACAGGATCAAGTACCTCTCAAAGAGCTACATCAAAGAGGCCCAAATCAGCCCGGAGGACCTCGAGGACCTCACCCGGATGTGGACATGCTACCACGACGACCTCGAGGGCAACGGCTATTTGGATAGTTTAATGGCGGCCGTGAAAAGGCTGCCGATTGCGTAACCATAGGAGGGTAACATGTACAAAGTACTTCAGAACGGCACGACCTACAGCGGCACCAACACGGTTCTCTTCAGCGGAGCCATCGCGGACGTCCCCGCGGGCGAGTTCGGCGACTTCGCTTATTGCGTGAGCGGCACCGACAAAGGCAAAGTGTTTATTTATGACGGCACTGCATGGGTAGAGCAGTAAGGAGGGCGCAGTAATGAGTAATCTTACAGATGCGATTATAGCGGCAAAGCTTGTAGGCGGAAGCGGCGGAGGAAGCGGAAGCGGAGGCGGATTATATATTGAGTATTCAGAAGGGATGCCTTCTATAAATGCAACATATAATGACGTTGTTAATGCGATAAGCAATGGACATTCAGTTCATTTAGCCAAAGAGATGAACGGCGGGCGGCTTTTATATTCATGTATTGGGTATAGTGGCACGCAAGGTAATTACATGGTAATATTTGTGGGCGTGTTAGGGGTTGACGGGGGAAGTGCTTCCCTTCGTGGGGAGCAGTTACTATTTTTATCATCTACCCCAGACGGTTTATTAGCACCGATGGGATAAAACGGATAGTCCCAAGTATCCCCCATGCGCATAACAGATAGAGCGGTCGAGGAGATCAGACCGAATACTAAAGAAAAAAGGAGTAAACAATGGAATCTAAAGCAAGAATGATGTATCAGAAGTACCCGAAGCTCTTCATGGCGATGTATCTCCACAGCCTCGACGAGGCCCCGGAACACCCCGATGACAATTCCGTCATCTACTCCAAGCTCATGGCCAACGCTATGGGCAAGGCCGAGCCCTACTGGACCCCAGAGGGGACCGACATGGAACCCATCTACGAGGACTTCCGCAAGCTCGTACCGGAGGAGGAGAAGTAATGGGCAAGGACTTCTGGCGCGCCGCCGGGATCAGAGCCCTGCGTACCGTATGTCAGACTGCGGTCGCCAGCATGGGCAC